AACAAACCCTAAACACTTTACGCACAACTAAGCATTGACTATGATAGCGTTATCTAGCCTAACTAGGAGTTAGCTATGGACGTGCAATCTAGGTTGTCTACAACTGAGGGAAGGACAGAGCTTTTGAGGCTTTGGGCGGGTAATGTGCCTAACGAAGCTTTGAGGCTTATCCCTGAGTTGTTTGCGTTAATAGACGAGCGTGAGGGAGAGATTCAGAGGCTTCGTAGGGAACGAGATGTCCTTGTAGAGGCGTATCTGGATGAAAGCTACTGGAAAGCAGCGGTATAGGTCGTACAGGTTCACTCTTACGGCTGTGTCTGTAGGGGAAGACGTAGACGACGCGCTTGAGCGCCTGCTTGGAGCCCTGTCTGCGGACCCAACAAGGGTCTTGGACGAGGATATTACGTTTGAGGAGCTTGATTACCTTCTCGTGCTAAGCGGAGACGCTGTAGCAGAGGCGTAGTGCGCCCTCGTTAGCCTAATATACTTAGTAGCCTAGTAGGCTAGTAGCCTAGATTAGTAGGAACGTTGTTCCTATACGCTTCTAGAAGCCTAGTTTCTACTAGCCTAGTAGCATAGGGCTGCTTAGCGCAGCGTATCTACGCGTGTACGGCCTGTCAAGGGGGTGCCTTCGGCAACGGATGGTGCTTGACTGTGACGGCGGAGTCTGATACGCTTCCTGTGTTGCTCTGGCACGAGCATCGCCCCACATCCACTCCCTCAAGGTAGCTCCTTGGGGGGGTTGGGGTGGCGACGGCCAGACTGCGACGTAGGGGCGTTCAATGAACGTTATTGTTACTCGTTTGCCCTTAGAGGGCGGTGGAGGCGTTTGTGTCCAGGGAGAAAAACCATTTTCACGAGCTTGGCTTGTATGACTTCATAGTCAAAGCATGGCCCGGTAACTGTGGGAACAGGTCAACGTTAGCCGGGTGGATAGAGAAGGCGTTTATTGCCTTCCCTGACGTTGATCTTCAGAAAGAAGCAAAGAAGGCGTTTATGTGGGAGGCGGCTAGGCCGTCTAGAACTAAGAAAAGCATACGTAGGTTCCTTACCAACTGGTGGTCTAACTCGCAGGACAGGGCTGCTGGGAAGCCAGCCAAGGTTGTTCCGATAGAGGCGGCTAAGTGGCTTAGAAGGAACAACAAGGCCCCTGATTACCTGTTTAAGAGTTGGGTAGGTGATAGGGGGCTCAGTGAAGGCTCTATTGAGTCCTTCTGTGATTACTTTGCGCTGGCTAAGCCAGAGTGCTTTGAGGAGGTTATGGACGTGTATAGGGAGGGCATGTGATGGGGTTCTCATCAGAGAAGGCGTTGTTGTCGGTTTGCTTGAGGAATCCAATATGTGTAGATGAGGCAAACTCCATAGGTCTTAGGCGGGACCACTTCGACCACCCGCACCATAGGATTCTATGGGGGCAGTTCGTCATTGATAGGGCTGCTGGTATCGGGCCTGACAAGGCGACCATCTACGATAAGTTCGAAGACAAGATAGGTGGCGGGCGACCCTTTGTTGACTACACAGAGTTTAGCTCCCTCATTGGGGAGATTGAGCGGACTCCGGGGAATAGAAACAATATAGAAGCCTATGTGGGCTCTGTGGTTCAGGAGGCTAGGAGGCGGCACATAGTTCGCCTGTGTCAGAACATCCTCGCCTCTGACGCCGAGAAGGAGCCCTTCTCAGAGATACTTAAATACTCTGCATCTATTGTTGGTGTCACTACATGGGCTCCAGAGGGCCGCTCTCAACCACGCTTGGCTCATGACATAGCAAGTGACTATCTAGACGACCTAGAGGCACAGAGGCTCGGTCTAAAGACAAGCACGCTTGTGACGACGGGGATTGAGGCGCTGGACAGGATACTGCTTGTGCGCCCCGGTCAGATGGTGGTGGTTGGTGGTCGCCCGAAGATGGGTAAGACGCACTTGATGATTTCCCTCCTAAGCAACGTGGCGAGGCTCTACGAAAGGCCGACCCTGTTCGTCTCTGCCGAGATGAACGAGATGCAGATTGGGGAGAGGATTGCTACCTCAGATGCAGACCTGGGGGAGACGGCAGACGATGTGCGTGGGGCTAAAGATGTTGTCTTAGATAAGTGGAGGGATGTTCCTATCTACTTTGACGACAAGCCAAAGACACTCGGCGCTGCTCTCATGTCGATTCGCGTTCAAAAGAAACAACTCGACATATCTGCGGCTGCGGTGGACTACCTGCAACTGCTGAAACTCCCACCGTCTACAAGTAGAGAGCGGCAGGTTGCCGAAGCGTCTAGTGCGTTCAAGAGGCTTTCGATGGAGTTAGACATCCCCATCTTCGTGGTTGCTCAACTGAATAGGAGTTGCGAGTTCAGAGAGAACAAGAGGCCGATACTTAGTGACCTTAGAGACTCAGGGCAGATTGAGCAGGACGCAGATGCAGTGGTCTTTGTTTACAGACACTCTGTTTATAACGAGGACCATGAGCCAGCGTCAGACGCAGAGATAATCGTCAGGGCGCAAAGGAACGGCCCTACAGGAACGGCCCTGTGTAAGTGGGAGCCTGGGAAGGGCTGGTTTGGCTCTCATGGATAGGCTGTACGAGGAGGCGGCAGTCCTGTGCTTCTCTATGAAGATTAAGGGAACCTCATATAACTACTGGCCTGAGGAGGATGAATGGCAGTCCTGGGCGGTGGACGTGTACCGCAGGGCTGTCGCTAAGGCGAACGGCTCAAGAGGCATTGGTCCCATGTACGTCTGTGCTTGGCTCTCCATACGCGCCGGATACAGGGGGTGGACCGACTTGTTTGAGTTTTGGGCTGAGCGGGCTCACGCTGCTGGGGAGCTAACCAGGGACATAATGGGGGCTCCAGTGTTCAAGCGGCTCAGTGATAGGCTTGCCATTGATGAGCGCATAGCTATCGCATGGAACAGGTTTAAGCATGAATACGAGAAAACCATGGGCTACCCGCTAGGCGCTAGCCCACTTGGGGTGAAGTAATGCGAGTCTTCGTGGGGATAGACCCAGGACTCTCTGGTGGCCTTGCCGCTATTGACGGGGTAGGGCGCATAGTTGATGTCATGCCGATGCCTCGACTCAACGGAAGCTCTGGCCCACTGGATATGCACGCCATAAAGAGTTGGTTTTCTACGCTTAAGAAGCGAGGAGATGTGGTTGCTGCGCTTGAGAGAGTGTCTGCTAGACCCGGCGAGGGCGTAAAGTCCACGCTCACAGCAGGGGTTAATTGGGGTTTCTTGAAGGGCATGCTCATTGCTATCAGCGCAAGGCACTCAGAGCCGACGCCCCAGCAGTGGAAAAAGGAGCTTGGGCTCCCAAAGAGAACTGGCAAGGAGCGTAAGCAAGCGAAGCAGGACGCTATTGCGCTGGCAACTCAGCTATTCCCTGGAATAGACCTAACCCCAGGAAGACGCAGCGTTCCCCATGACGGTATGGCAGACGCGGTTCTTGTCGCTGAATACGCGAGAAGGAAGCTGGGCTAGTACGCCTTCTTAAGGGCTAGCTCCATCGGCCCAGCGGGGTTGTTGTGCTTCTTCGGGTTGTTGTGCTTCTTTGAGCTTTTAAGCTTAATCGGCTCGACCCTGTGCGGGATAAGCGCTGGCCTTGGGGATGGAGCCCCAGCGTTAATGATTATCTTGATGCCAAGAGACGGCAACTCGTGACCAACCACAGGCTTCTTTTTAAGCTTCTTAGCCTCGTCCTCAATGGTTTCTTCAACGACTTCAGAGAGATGTTTTTGTGGTTCAATCATTAGTTTCCCTGCCCGCCGTAGTCAAAGGGGTTTCGGGGTTGATAGCTTGTGCCGCTTCCTGGCTTTTCCTCAAAGTCAAACGGGTTGCGTAGCCCCGGAACTTGCGGGGCTGGTGCAGCGAATGGGACGTAGGATGAGTCGTTGGTAAACAGGGTGCCGGGTTGGCTTGACGGGGTGAACGGGCTTTCTAGCGCGGTCTCAAAGAGCCCCCTGGATGGAGCGAACCCCGTAGGGGCTCTGTACTTGTCGCCCTCATGCGGACCACCGCTTCGACTAAACTCTTGTCCGGGCTGACGCCGTGGAACCCACATCACATCGTCTCCGCTTGCCGCAGCAAATCGTGCGAGAGCATCCCCGTATCCAGTGTTGTAAAGGCTTCCACGGTCGCTGCTTAGTGCCGTTGTGAGGGGCGCTGTGCTTGGCGGCATCGGTGTTTTTATAGGCATTAGTATTTCTTCCGCTTGATGGCTCTGCCTTGCTTTGCGGCCTTGCTCTTGCTCTTGCCAGGGTAGCACTTGCCCTTAGAGCCGTACTTGCGCCCCGCCTTGCCCTTAGTAGTACACTTCTTTACTGGCACGGCTGCTCCTGTTACTGTGTCAACACACCTACTTGGAGGCCATGTGTCGTTTAACCCCAGCGAGCTTACAGTAAAGAGCGCTAGAGAGCTTCTTGATGACCTTAACATTGAAGACCTCAAGGAAGTATTGCAAGCCGAATTAGACGGCAAGCATCGCTCGTCCCTTATTGCGGACATTGGCCGCGCCATTGACGCCCTGAAAACTAGCGAGGAGGCTGCTCCTGCTAAGAAGGTTGCCCCGGCTAAGGCTGCTGTTGCTCCGAAGGTGGCAAAGAGGCGCATTCATCACGGCGAGTGGGAAAGACTTCCGCGCCACAAGCGAGCCCTATTTGTTTGTGTTGGAGACAGTCTTTACGAGTCGGTGTAATGGATGGGCCGAAAGCCTGCACAATGTGCGGGGAGACTCAGCCAAGGGAGAGCTTTCATAAGGACGCCAAGGCCAGAGATGGTCGCCGCTCTAGGTGCGCGTCTTGTGTGGCTAAGGTTACTTCGGAGGCATCAAAGACCCCTCCAGTGGTAGACCCCTCTGTGACACACAAGGATTGCCCTCGGTGTGCGCGACTTGATAGGCCGTCGCTTCACCCGATAGACGGCTTTGGTGTTGCCAACAGGCGTAAAGACGGGAAAAACTCTTGGTGCAAGAGATGCTGCTCTGAGGCTACATCTGAGTGGCAGCGCACTGAGTCTGGGCGGTTAAAGCACATTGAAGCAGTCAAAAAGTACAACGAAAAGCGGCGGCGCTCCCGCCTTTCAGGCACCACAGTCCTTTGCATCTGATGACGATAGGTATGAGTGGGAGGTCAATCAGCGCTATGACAGGATGGACACGCTAGATAGGTGGGTAGCCTCTGATGGGATACACACCATAGGACCGCCGATACCTCCTGGGGCTAGGGTGTTCTCTGACGAGAAGGCAACGCCAGCCTTTGAGAAGGCAACTCGCGCCGGATACCTAGCCTGCCGACCAGCAGCAGTCGAGCTTGGCGTCTCTAGAAAGACGGTGCGCCTTTTGGTTGACAGGATTCCAGAGCTATCTGTTGCTTACGTGGTTTATCCGGGGAAGGTCCGTAGCAGTAGATACCATTGCCGGGTAATCCACAGAAATAGTCTTCGCATGGTTAAGAAGAACGTGCGTATATGGACAAAGAAGGCGACACAAGGTGGCAAAAAAACAAGCGCAAAAAACATTCGCAGAAGTTGCTGAGCTAGAGCTTACCTCCGGTGATTATGACGACTTCTCGTCGTTTGCAGAGAACCACCTGTTC